ATGCGCGAAAGGGTATCGCAGCAGTTAAAAGAAATTGAACGGCGGTATGATGTGAAAGTATTGTACGCCTGTGAATCAGGGAGTCGCGGTTGGGGATTTGCCTCGCCCGACAGCGACTACGATGTACGGTTTTTGTATGTTCACCCGCTGGAATGGTATCTGCGAGTAGAGTCACCGCGCGATGTTATCGAGCTGCCCATCGATGACGAGTTAGATGTTTCCGGTTGGGAGTGGCGTAAGGCGCTGGGATTATTGAAAGGCGCGAACCCGACGCTGATAGAATGGCTGGATTCTCCGGTGGTCTATCAACAAGATGAAGAAACGATAACGGCGCTTAAGGCAATGGTCCCAACGTGGTTTTCTCCGCTGCGTGCGCGCTGGCATTACTATTCGATGGCGCAGAAAAACTTCCGCGGATATTTGCAGGGCGATGAAGTTCGACTGAAAAAATACTTTTACGTGCTGCGCCCGCTGCTGGCCGTTCGTTGGGTTGAAGCGGGAAAAGGTGTACCGCCAATGCGTTTTTCCGAATTGCTGGCGGGAAGTGAGTTGGATGCGGCATTACGCGCAGAAATAGATGAATTGCTGGAGCGTAAACAGCGTGCGGGTGAAGCGGAATATGGACTGCGCCGTCCTTTGTTACATGCGTTTATTCGTGCGGAACTGGCGCGCGGGGAAATTCCTCCGCTGTTACCAGACAGCCGGGAAGGGGACGTTAAAGAACTGGATAGTTTACTGTACCAGACGGTAATGCGCCGGGCGTGAAGCCCGGCGTTATTTTACGGCTGATATTGCCAGCTACTGACTAAAGCGTACAAGTGGTTTGGGGAATAGCGCCAACTCTCCTTTAATTGCAGAAATTCGGCACAAAATTCGCTGCAAAACAGGCGTTCACGCTGTTCTTTATTACCGGTAATAATTCCAAGCGCGCCGCGCCAATCATATTTTTTGCCATCATGTTTATGGAAAAACGCTTCCACGTCCTGAAGGCTGGCCTGGAGCGGCAGCATATCCCACTTATCCGCTGGCAATGGCATTATCTTTCCGCGTACACCGCGATCGCGCAGTGATGCAGAGTAACAAAGGTAACTCTTTTCACCATGCTTAACGGCTAATTCACAGTGGGAATAACTACCGCGCGTGATTTTACGGGTAAGCCAGTCAGCCAGTCGGGCAATACCACGGTGCTCTGTTCGGCCCTTATAACAAGCGAGCCAGACAGTGGTTTTACTCATGCTTGCCAGCCTGTTGAATAATCGTAGTCGAGCACCGCCTGAATATCGTCCAGAGCTTCCACCGCCGCGATATGGTGCTGGGCATTGGCGAACAGGCGCATATCGTGATCCATTGTTACCGATTCAAACTGGGCGGCGATCTCGTTGGTTAACTCGATCAGACCGTTATTTTTAGTTTTCCACATTAACCCTGGAGGGATTTTTTTCTCCGCTCCCATTTTTGTGAGTGAGAGCTGTTGGATACGGCTGTTTGTATCACTGTGGAAGTGATGGTTGTTGATGATGATGTAATCGGTTGTGACGTAATCCCGTTTGGATTTTATTCTTCTTATTATATCCGCTTTTATTTCTGAAATAAATTTAAGCATTGAATCTGTATCAACTATCCATTCTCCTTTTTTTAGTTTGTGAAATCTATCTGGTGGTGGCGTAGAGATAAAGGATAAATCTTCACAGTTAATCCAAATTGGGATATTAGCTTTCGCATATGTCTGCCATTGCTGATCAGTTATTTCAACTAAATGTTCTACTTTAGGATAGTTGTAGTGTTCTGTATCGATCCAGTCCAGAACGATAAATGTTTCAGGATCAAAACAAGCATATTTTGTCATTTTTAATTACCATGATATTTTTACGAAGCCAGAGGCACCTTTTGTTCCGCTAGTATTGCCTAAATTTGTTAACTCATTATTTTTATATTGAAAAGGAGGTAAATAAGATCCCCCAGCTCCTCCAGAACCATAACCTGTTGCTGCTGTTGGCTTTGCCATTACTGCTTTTTTTCCACCATTACTTAGGTTTTCTGTAATAACAGTACCTGAAGCCCCTCCCTTTCCATATATAGAATTTTCACCATTCTTTCCAGGATAAAATTCTGCAGATGACGGTATTGCATTTGGTGGAGTACCTTTAGGATCGTCACTGAATTTTATATAAGGCTGCGTAGTGTTAGAGTGATAAATGTTATATCCTCCATGGCCACCTTTTGCAGTTAGATTAGAAAACGAAGAGTCTCCACCATCAAAGCTTTTTTGTGTTGTCTCTGTTTTATCATACGAATACTTTATTTGTGAAACAGGTGGATTGTTCCAAAAAGGACCTCCATTACCTCCAGCTCCGATCTTTACTGAAAAATGCTGGCCTGGTGCCACGTTTAAGTAATCAACAATCAATTCTCCTGCATTACCTCCGCAGGCTTCATAATGTGATGATTGTGCTCCTCCGGCCCCCCCACCTCCGCCGCCCATAATTTCCACAAATAATATTGTTACGCCCTCAGGAACTATAAATGTTCCATTTGTAGTATAAAAACTAGTGTGGGTATGATTAGCTGGAGCTGCAGTTTTTGCCTTATCCATTGCCGCCTTCACCGCGCTCGGTGTCGCCGCCTCCGTCGTACTGTTGCTATCCGTCGCGTTATTAAGCTTCACAATCCCTTTTTGCGACAGGGTGCCGTCTGGAACACCCGTAATCTGTCCCCATGGGTGAGTATGGTTTCCCGCAGCCTTACTATTCGCCAGGTCATATGCCGCCTTCACCGCGCTCGGTGTCGCCGCCTCCGTCGTACTGTTGCTATTGGTCGCGTTATTAAGTTTCACAATCCCTTTTTGTGTCAGGGTACCGTCAGGAATACTCGTAATCTGCCCCCAGGGGTGCGTATGACTACCCGCAGCCTTACTATTCGCCAGGTCATACGCCGCCTTCACTGCGCTCGGTGTCGCCGCCTCCGTCGTACTGTTGCTGTCTGTCGCGTTATTAAGCTTCACAATCCCTTTTTGTGTCAGCGTACCATCTGGTATATCAGTAATCTGACTCCAGGTATGACGATGATTTCGAGCCTCAATCATTGCCGCTTTCACCGCTTTTGGCGTAGCCGCTTTGGTTTCGTCATCACTGTCAGTGGCGTTACTCAACTGTGTAAAGCCTTTTTGCGTTAACGTAGCATCAGGATGATTAGTCGAACGCTCATGTTCATCCAGTTGTGAATCAACATAATCCCGTGTTGCCAGTACAATACTGGGGTCAACGGTGAGTGTTACCGCAGTCGTGTTGGAAACTTCCATAATCAGGCGAATGCAAACTTGCTTACCGCTGCCGCCGGGTAATAGTGGTTTATACGACTCCGGGAATTTACCGATAGCAATGAGTTCACCATCGGTATCAAAAACGCCGACTTCACGTACATACCAGCCGCCGATATTTTCGGGCAGCACGAGTTCCGCAATTAACCAGTTAGGGTTATTGGGTGCAACTGTTAATGTATTTAAATCACCGCGCCATACTTCATGGCGTAATTTAGTTTGGCTGACGGTGGGTTCATAATATTGTCCTCCGCTGTCACCAACAGCCATTTTTTGTAGATGAAGCTGTTTTTTATCCGCCAGAGCATTGGCAATTTTTGCCATTCCCCTGTCGGTGAGTAGAGTATAAAACTCATTGTCCATAATTACTCCGGGTAAATAGATGTAATTTCAAGGCTCCATTGCCCTGTTCCGTAATAAATCGATGTGTTGTGCTGTACTTCCCGTATCTGGAAAGGTAAAACCGTCGTCAGTTCACCACCATAAAGTGCACAGCCAATAACAGGAATAGCACTTTGGTTAATGATCCAGACGATTAATGCTTCCAGTTTTGAACGTGTGTTTTTATATTCATGAATGAGTTCTACCAAATCATTGAAAAGGTTTTCATCCAGGCCTTTATCCACCAGCGCTATATCCACCTTAAAAAAATAAGCCCTTCCCCCATATTCAAACCATTCTGAAATAGTTCCTGGTAATGAGAGTATTTCCAGCACCCGCCGCACCGCCCAAATTGTTCCTTTATATTTATGCAGTTCAATGGCTTGTTTAATTAACTCGCGTTTCTCCCGCTCATCGGTGGTAAATAACCAACCTTCCAGCCCCTGAACGTGAAATTGTTCTGCAAGGGCTGGTAATGCCGAAGCATCAACCTGGTCGATCAGATAAACCATCAACGCCGTCAGATCGAGTTGGGCAAAACGCTCGGCGGCGATATTTGCCAGAATCGAAAAACGCTCATCGCTGGCAAGCGGCGGCGGTGGCAGCAATTTATCCATCGCTGACTCCGGCAATCGTGACGTCTATTGCGGTGCATTCCGCCCACTCATGCGCCTGCAAAATACGTTTTGTAGGCATATTCAGCGCAACGTCATAGACGCCATCGACCTGTAACACTTTGATTATCTGGTTTGGCACAATGTCCTGCCCCAGATGTTTCTGCCGCTGTTGCGTCCAGAGGCTAATCGCTTTACGCGCTGCAGCCAGCGTTGTCTCCTGATCGGCGGTGGTAAACAGCGTTAGCTGCGCACGGATCTCATATGGCACTCGAAGAGCGCATTTCGCACTCACTTTGTCGGTCAGCGGACGTTTTTTCTCCTTGCTAACCTCCTGTTCAATTTGCGCGAGCAGTTCTATTCCCGGCAGTCCGTTCAGAGTTAGCGGGTAGATCTCCACGCAGCCTTCTGGCAATCCCTCGTCCGGCCCCAGTACTGCAACGTCAATAATCGACTGGCTAACAGAAAGCGTATGAAAGCGGTAGGCACCATAGCTGCCCGCATTACTAAAGCTTTCTGGTGCCAGTTGGATACGCTGGCGCAATGCGTCATCGCTCTCTTCACCGCAGCCGCCCGTTGACGCAGTCAGGTTGGTTACGTTGATGTCATAATGACCAATCCTGTCGACCAGTGCGCTAATTTGTGCAGGCTGCCAGCCGTTACCCTGTTCACCTGCTGCGAGGCTGGTGGCAGGAACGGCGATATGCAAACTCCTGGCCGGAAGCAGAACATCTTCATCGGTGGCGAACATCACGCTATCAGAGGCACTGGCCCGCGTTCCCTGGGGAATCAGGATATTGCTGGTATACGCGCTGACGACCGAAAACTGCAACGTCGTTTTTGCCGGCTGCGCAGGCAAACGGTGAACGCCCACCAACTCCCCTAAATAATCCAGCATTGGCGCGCGGGAATACGCGACCAGGTTCTGTTTCGCCGCTTCCTGAATGGCGATGCGTACAAGGTTTTCACGATAGGCAAACAGGTCGATGAGCAACCGCTCAGCCTGTGCCGGATAGAGTTTTTTACCGCTGGCATCTTCGTATTGCGCAATCATCTCACTGGTAATTTGCGCAGGATCGCGGTCAATAAAATTGGGTTCGGCTATCGCCATAACACCTCCGTTGAGTTGATAACGCCGTCAGCGGCGCGCCATTGCACACGTAACGTCAGATGTTCGCCGTCGATTACTGGTGTCACCTTCAGCAACCGACAGCGCGGCTCCCACTGGCGGATGGCTTCCACCGACTCCCGTACCACATGCGGAATTGCCCGCTCGATGGGGTAATCGATGTAGTGCCACAAGTTGCTGCCAAACAGCGGTCTGTGGGGATCACTGCCGCGCGGTGTGCGCAGAATGATGTGTATTGCCTGGTGAATATCATCCAGTCCGCAGACGTATTCTTCAGGCCGCTGCAAGGCCGGTTGCCAGTGCAGCGTTGAGGGTCGTGTTTTTGTGTTCATGAGGGTATTTTCGCCCTGAACGGGCTGTGGCGATATTAAAGCGATTTAGAAAACTGATTGATTAAAAAGAGAAAACCCGCCATCAGGCGGGTTAAACGTCAGTGTGTATGGTGGTTGGAGTTGCCACCGCTGTCCTGCAATGCGCCGCTGGCCTGAACGTTGCCGATCACGTTGACATTGCCAGTTATCGTGGCGGCGTTACCGATGCCTCCACTTCCTGCCATCCCGCCAAGCCAGGTGAGTTTTTTCATTACCGTGACATTGCCAGTAAAGGTGCTCATGGGCGCATCTCCCGTCACTGCTGCCGCTTTAACATCGACCTTAGTGGCGTCGATGCTGACATCGGTCGCTTTAATATCGACGGTATCGGAAGTCACGGTGACCTGTTGGGCTTTAATCTCAACGTTGGGTGATGTCAGGCGGGTACTGTCGATAACCTCAATCACGATTTTCTCGATACCGCCGTTAATCGTCAGCTGGTGGGTGCTGCGGTCATATTCAAACGCTGCGCCATCAGAAAACTGGACGTAACGTTTATCGCGCGAGGCCACAGGCGCGGTGTCAACCGTAGAATAAACTGCGCCCAGCACCACGCCATCTTCACCGTTATTGTCCAGCAGAACTTCCACTTGCTCGCCCATATCCGGTAGCCAGTAGTCTTTATTGTCCTGGGAATTGCGTTGAAGTACCGCAAGCCAGTTGCTCTTCAGATTGTCACACTCCGGAAGCGTGACTCGCACCCGAACGCTGGTTTCGTCAATATCGCTGATAATCCCCGTTTGACGGGTTACTCCTTTCATATTTCCTCCTTACTGGCTGGTCGCTGGCCCGCGTGACACGTCGATTTCAGTGGTATAGCCGCTGCGCACAAAACTGTGAGTCGATTTATCAATCAGCCACTGACCGGAAAGCACGCCAAAATCGGTCAGTTCAATTTTATTGCCCGCCGTCAGTTCCGGGCAGCCCATCATCCTGAGCGTTCCGGTTTGTTGATATTCGTTGTGGCTGGGGGGGGCGGCGGGCGCACC